CGAACCCCTGCGGGTACCGCTTCACCGGGATGCCCAGCCCGTCCAACTGGTTGCTCAAGTGCGTGGCGTTGTACGGGTCAACCGCCACCATCCGCACTTGGTACTTCTGGCAAAACTCCTCTACGTCACGCCGGATGAAGTCGTAGTCAGTCACGTTGCCGGGCGTGGCGACGATGTGACCCTCACGGACAAATTGTGAATACGCGAACCGATCTCGTCGCTCGCGGTCCTCGATCATGTCGCCGGGGATGTAGAACTTCGCCAGCACGTCCGCACCGCCTTGCTCGTCGGGGAACACGGCCACCATTGCGGACGTGTCCTGCGACCACGCCAAGTCGAGGCCGACCCAGCACGGCTTGCCGTCGAGCGGTTCGGGCGGCGGCACCGAGCAGGCAGACCACATTTCCGGTTTGATCCACCGCGTGTCTTGCTGCGTCCAGCAGTTGAGCCGGTATCGCAAAAAGCCGTTTTGCTTGCTGGTGGAATTCGACGCCTCGCGGGCCTCGGCAGCGAAGTCAGTCGGGTTGATGGTCACGCCCCACGACGGGTTCGCGTCGGGCCAGACTTCCTCCTCCTTCCACCGGGCTTGGTCTTCGACCTCGTAGATGAGCGGGAAGAACGTCGGGTCCACCCGCCAATCGGCCAGCACCCGCTTCGCGTAGGCATACTGCTCGTAGCAGATGGAGTTCCGGTCGTAACCCGCCGTCGTGATGCTGACGAGCATCGGCTGGCTACGAGCCGCACCGCCGTAGCGAAGCGAGTCGAACAGCCGCCGGTCACGCTGGGCATGCAACTCGTCGAACAGCAGCCCGTGAATGTTCAGACCTTCCGCACGAAACGCATCAGCGGACAAGACGCGGTAGAAGCTGGCCTCACGTCGGTATGCAATCGTGCGGCGTGAGTCCACAACGTCGAGCGCGGCCGACAGCAACGGCGAGGCACGAACCATCGACGCAGCCTCGCGGAACACGACTGACGCCTGCTCGCGGTCGGACGCCGCGCCGTAGATTTCGGCTCCGCTTTCGCCATCAGCCAGAAGGAGATAAAGGCCGATGCCAGCGAGGATGGTTGACTTGCCTGACTTCTTGGCCGTGCTGATGTAGGCCATGCGGTACCGCCGCAGCCCGTTGTCCACTCGCACCCAGCCGAACAACTCCGCAAGCATCTCCTGCTGCCACTCAAGCAGCGTGAACGGCTTGCCCGCGAAACGTCCCTTGGAGTGCCGCAGCCAATCTTGGAAGAACTCGATGACATGGGTCGCCTTGGCCGGGTCGAACCAAAACTCAAGCCCCTGCTGAATTGCCTCGCCGCGAGACAAAGGCTGCAAGCGGGTCTGCTTCGGCTCGGCTTCCATTCGTTGTTACCTGTGACCGGCTGCTCGGCGTCATGCCGAACTCTTGCTCAATCCGCAGCATCGCGGCGTGGTGCCGGTGCATCTGTGTCGCCCACGGCGCGACCTGCGTGTATTTGATCCGCAGCTTGCCATCCGTCCTGTTCGGGTCTGGCTCCCAATGCGTGTATTCCTCGCCTGCGATCTTCACCTTCTCATAGCAGGCAAGGTACAGCACCGTTTCGATGCAGTACCGCGTCAGCGTCGGTACGTCGGCTTCGGTCAGCACTTTCATGCGGGAGAGCGTCTGCACCACGTCCTTCCACACTTCGACCGCCTTGCCATCCAGCGTTGGCGGCGGCGGCGGCGTGCCGGGCAGAATGTCGGGCGTCGGCTCGTCGGTGTTGAGCGACTCCTTCGACGGGTTGCCGCGAATGTATTTCAGAATCGACGGTTGCGGGGCGGGGCCGCGTTTGCCCATGGTTCACTTTCCTGAGAGTACGTGTTCCCAAACAATCGCAGCAAGCTCTTCCGGTGTCTTCCCGGCTTCAAGCCGGACTGTGTCGCGATGGTTGGCAGCGAGGTTGGCGTGCTTCGTGACACGCCCCTTCACCCAAACGTCGGATTGTAGCGGAAGGCTGTGCTGCCTTGCTCTCTGATTCCGTCGAGACGCGGCAACCTTGTTGTCGCAGTCAAGATAAAAGGCAAACAGTGCGTAGCGTTCCGCCGCCGCCGCGAAGAAGCGAAGGTTGGCAAGCCTGTCCCCCTCCGCGAAGACCAGCCCGCCAGCGTTGCACAGCGACAGCGCACTGAGCCATCGTGGCGAGTTGCCGACCGCCGTATACGAGAGCGTGTCTGTTCCGCCGAACGGTGCCGCGTCACCCCCCAGCACCGAAAAGGTGCCGTGGGGCGACGTGAACGCCCGATGCTTCACTGGGGTGTCGGCCTCGTAAAGCGGCTTGCCTCGCCCGCTGATCGCCCGCATCAGCGTCGTCTTGCCGCTGCCGGGCTGTCCGAAAAGGTACGCCAGCGTCTTCATGCCAACTCCTTCAGCCAGCGTTTCTCGAACGTCTCTGCACGATAATCCCAAAGCACTTGCCACTCGACTCCTCGCGGAACCTTCGCTGCCATCGACTCAATCTCTCCTCGCTGGCGGTCGATGTAGTAGCCAACGTACCGCTTCCCGTAACAGTATTTCTTGTAGGCGCACAGCGTCGTCTCTATGTTCCAGACTCCGTTGCGAGCGTCTTGCGACTTCATCTCAGCGACCATTGAATCAAACCGAACTTGCAGCATTGCCTGCTGTGGCTTGGTCAGCCGTGTGTCTGTGCCGTGCGTGTTGAGGTCGGATCGTCCGATGGCGAGGGCCAAGCCGTTGCGGCAACTTTCCGCGTCTGCGAGGTTCATCGACGGCGGCTGCATCGGGAATCCGGTCACGACGTGGACGGCCTCCAAGTAGAGGAACATGGCGAACCGCCCAAACTGATACATGCGTCCGAAGGCGTCCCAGCAGTTGCGGTAGTTGAGCGTCCTGTCCTTTGACTTGAGTTGCTCAAACCGCTGCGACTGCGTGACCTGCCCTACAGTCTCGCGGTAACTCCGAAACATCTCCACGAACTGGTTCCGCGAGTGCACCCACCGCCGGTCAGTCTGAAAAACGAGCCGCTGCTTGTTCGCTGCCCACCATCGCTCAAGCCGCCCGACGTCCACGTTCTCAAAGTCGGGGAACTCGTTGTAGACGTAGAAGACAGTCGGCCCGCAATAGCAAGTTGCGTACAGCCACGCCAGCCAGTAACGCTGCTCGATGTTGAGGTCGAATCGCTCGCAGACGTATCGCAGCATTGAGTACGACGGGTCGACGTCGCCCGCGTCCATGCTTTGGCGGTGGTAGGTCGCGTAATCAACCAACATCGACGGCGACTCCGCACGGTATAGGGGTCGGTGTTTCGGCAAAGCCTGCACGCCGAAAGATGTCCGCTGTCGAGGCAAAGAACGTCGCGGAGCCTTGATCGACCCGAAACAGCGGTCGGCTTTTGTTGCGGAGAGCCGTCAGCCGACCGCGATGAAGCGTCAGTCCCGCGAACGAAAACCGCCCGCGCGCGACGAACTCCAGCCAGCCGTCGTTGCGAACGAACTTGTCAAGAAAGATTTCGCCATCGTTCTCTGTCTTGTACTCGCGTCCGTGATGCCGCTCGTATTCACCCTTGGTTGCCATGGAGATGACGCCGTTGAACGCAAGGGCTGCGTCATCGATCTGGAGCGGTTGATTGTTTGCGACGTTTCGGAAGTCGCCGCTCGTCGAGTACCGGCAGTGGCCGATGAGCCGCGCCGCACCGCTGGGGATGGCCGCGAGGCAAACCTTGAGATCAAGGAACCGCTGCGTCACGACACGCTCGCCGTCCTGAGTCGAGAACCCAAACGCGTGCAGTCCCCTCACCCGCGACTCGTAGAACAGCGACCGCAGAGCTTCCGAGTGACTCGGTTGGGGATCGTCGCTTGCGTACCCAATGACCCCACACATCAGACTGCCCCTTCGGGGAACGCGACGCGAACGCCACCTTTTGTCTTTGCGAACACCGCGCTTCTGATCACGCCGTCGCCAATGTCGTAAACGCGATCCCCCCCCTCTCCGAAACGGAACACGCAAAGCAGACATCCGCTCTTCTGCTCTCCCCAAAACTTCAAACCGCAAGCCCTGTAAAACCCCACGGCGTCGCTTTCAGAAGATACGCGAAAATACCTCGCCAGTTTTTCCGAACGGCCAAGAACTT